AATCATGGTCAAAATTGTTTTCATTTTTTTTGTATTATTGGTTTGTACTTAAAGTTCACATTCCATGCCGTACTCCTCCTTGTAGAGTCGCTTATACTCCTCGGGCTGCTCTTTGCGGAGTGTAAGGAGTTCGGCAGACGGCACATCGCTCAGTTTCTTGTATGTGGCAGGCTGCTGGGTTGAAGCTCCACCCTGGTGGCCGATAACGGCACTGAGCTTCATCTGTGGCGACATGGCAGAGATGATGCGCTCCAACTTCTCCTGGCCGACCTCCTTGCCAAGGTTGATAAACTCATCCTTCTTGTCAGGGGTGATACGCTTCTCTCCTACCGCTTTTTCCACGGCGGCCGTGATACTGGCAAGCGTGAGGGTCTCCTTCTCCTTCTGGAGTCTCTCGTTCTCTTGCTTAGCAGCATTCAGCTCGCTGAGCTTGGCGGTGATCTCCGCATCAGTCGCCGTTTCCGGCAAGCCCAACTGTAGGGCATACTGTTTCTGTTCCATTTGTTTTTGATTATTATTGTTCAACATTGGCAAGGGACACTCGCTGTCCTTGCCGAGAGTGATTTTCTTGCCGTCTTTCTGCAACACGATGGCGTCGTCGTTGGATCCGACGTCCACCAGACTGACCTCAAACAGCTTGCTCTTGGTGACGGTAGGGCGGGTCTGTCCTTGCACCAGCAACTCGGGGTCTTCGCTCGTCTCCAGGATGTCGAGTCCTGCGCTCACCATTTTCAGACTGCCGAACTCGTACTGCTTTTTGCAGCGCACGGAAAGCTCGGAGGCCTCGTCAAACATCAGTTCGCCAGTCACCTCGCCATTCTCCACCTTCAAGTCCTTCACGTAGCCTATCACATTTCCACGCTCGTGCATGTATAGCAGGACGGGGTTGCGCTGGTACTGTTCCACGTTCATGCCAGCCGTCAGCACTCTTGTCCCGTAGCTGTTCAGGCTGTCGTTGGTTATTCTGACGCGTTTTCCTTTACTCATATATCATTGTCGTTTTCTGGGCAGTATTGCCCGATTCGCGGTTTCCGAGTGCAATATTACGAGGTAATTGTCAACCCGCCAAAAAAGTGTGCAATGGTTGCACACTTCTATGAAACCATTGCACACTTTTTTGGCGGGACACTGAAATCGTGGCACTTTTGCACAAGAATTCGGGGCGTGGTGTGTCCCGAAGTGAACAAACAACCTTATCAAACATGACAAAGGCAGATATAGAAAAGAAGAAATCGCTGGCACGCACGCTCTATCTCTCGGGTATGGAGCAGCAGGAGATTGCGGAGA